CTGATCAGCAGAGGGTTCGGCGGGAGCCATTTGGGGGGCGCCCATTCCCGGCATAGCATTAACCATGTCTTTTTCCTTTAGAAGTTAAAAGCCACACGGGGCTGCGCGCCGGGTAAGGTCGCGAGAATACTTAAAATTATCAACGAAGATGCCTTCATTGTCCACTCTTACGACCGATCAGTCTCTAAATAGGACAGCACGAACGTCACAGTCGCCACGCTTGCCGTCACCTTCAGCACGTCTGTAGCTTCTAAGATACAGGGCACGCCGCTGAAGACGTCCATCGTCTGGTTCGTGGGCAGCTGATAGGTCTTCAATAGCAGGTGCGCCGTAGCACCTCCAGCTGGGTAAAGGTTGACTGAAATCGACGCAACCGAGGCGTTACCGTTGGTCACTCGCAGCGATGACAGCACAGCCGTGTTGGCCGCTGGCACTGTGTAAATGGTCGTTTCTGTCGTCGCAGCTGGTATGAGCGGCTTTCTCAGATACTTGTTTGACATGCTGATTACCCGGCTGACACAAAGTTGATGGTGAGAATCACAGACGGTATTTCAGGCCGTGTTGGGCTGGTGCCTGCTGCGTAATGCTCAAGATACACGTCAACATTGTCGGACCACCACGCGATCTCCAAATAGTTCACAGCAGGGTCGGTGACCGTGAAGATACCTGTCACAGCGGGCACCACGTGCGCCCAGATGGTTGCGCTCTTGCGCGCAGGTATATCAAATCTGGTATTGCTGAGCGGGTAGTTTACACCCGTGTCCTTCGCCCAGATCTCAAACTCAGCTGCCGTATTGCTGCGATTGGTCATCTGCAACGTGAAGGTCACCAAATACTGTCCGCTGCAGGGGACGTAGATCTTGCTGTTGTCCACCACGCGGATGCCGTTGGACAGCGCAACTGTATTGTAGGTAACCAAGTTCTCGCTGGTGATGCCGGCACTGGTCTGATCAGCATCTGAAATCAGCATGGCATGTGGCTGCATCATGCCGTTAGACAGCTGGAACCCGCGTATACCACCAGCAAAACCGCCTCCCGCTCCGCTGCCTGCGCTCATCCATGTTGATGCGCCGGCAATGTTCTCACCGGTAACGGGGGTGTAGGTCGTATTCAGCTGCAGGATAATCTGCTCAAGAGAGCGCACCAGCTGGTTAAACTGCTCGGGTGTGTACTGCGCCGAGGCGTTGGGCAGACGGACGTTGTTAATCTTGCTCATCGCAGACCATCCGGCTGCAGGTCAACACGCAGCGTACCGTAGCGCCACGTAGCACCCAGCTGGTTGTTCTCGATGGTAATCGATATCTGCCGACCACGCGCTCGGGTGTCCACTTTGGTGGTCGCTGGCGTAATGATGTACGGATCAAGCGAGCTGGGGCTTGCTAATGCCTGCGGGAATGCGCGCAGCAGCAGCCGTATTGTCAGATCCCCAACTTGGTTCTTGAAGTCTGGGATAAAGCGCGACATCAGCAGCATGTTGTCGCCATCACCGATGTCAAAGTAGCCAGATGTCAGCAGGGACTCCAGCGGCAGATTCACGTCGTCTGTGCCGGTCTCATGCTGATAGATCAGCGCCCTGCCAGCAGTCAGCCCGTAGATCGTGCTGATGGTGGCGTCGGTTGCGTCAGGCAGGTATTTTGAGGCCAGCGGCTTGGGATAGGCGCTCAGATCTACCCACGACGTTCGTGCCATCGTGCCGATCGCCCATGTGTTTTCGAGGTAATTGTACGTGACGCATCGATCGATAAAGTCGCTGGTAACAGAGCAGTACCACCACGTCACTTCGTTAAACTGGCTGTTCAACCCAACATGTACCTTGGTCTTCTGGACCTGATTAAGGTCCTTGAACACGTAATCCTGCACCGTACAGGGAAGCTTTTTCACCGTACCGTCGAACAGATAGAAGGCTTCTGTGCCCATCCAAAAGGCAAGCCCGTTGACGTCCACCGCAGCGTGTGGGCCAATGCATCCACAGTTTGCACCGAGCTGCTGGAAGCCGAAGGTGAAGGGTGGGCCAATGTACTGCTGACCGTGCAGCGCCGTGTCGGTAAAGATCAGTATCTGACCGCGAGAACGGATCGCCGTAATGATTGTGTTGCCGTCCGTGAGCCGTTGGCCGCCAGCCGTGTTCGTCGCGCTCTCAACAAACTGAGTGATGTCCTCCTGATTGGAGAATCGCACGAACATGGGATCTTGCGTCGATGGACTGCCGATAGTGGCCTCCGTCCCAAAGCAGACAAGATGCCTGTCTGGAGTCGAGATCAGGGCGTACTTGCTCTTGGTCGGCGCACCTGACAGAACCGTTGCGCGTGTAGCAACGCCCGCGCTCAGATCCCAATAGTAGGTTGGACCATCCACCAGCTGGCAGATCACGTCCTCACCGTAGGTGTCGAATTGCCAGACTCTGGAGTTCAGCGCGACGCTTGTACCAGCCGTTCGCGGTGTGCCCCAAGTGCTCAAGCCCCACGTTCCAACGCCCCAGCCGAAGTCGAAGTAGTTGATGTCTGAGCCGACGTTGATCTGATAGGCACCGATGACACTGGCACCGCCATTACCAACGTCAGATGCATTGGCGGCAACAGGCGCAGTGATTGTGTAGCTGCCGGAGTTGATGACCGAGGTTACTTGGTACTGAGCGTTTAGGATGGTAGCAGTAATCGCGCCACCTAGACTGGTAGCGCCGGAGAATGTTACGAAATCACCCACGATTGCGCCGTGACTACTGTCGGAGACAGTGATCGTTGCCGAGCCGTCAACCGCCGCAAACGTCACTGCGCCAGCGACTGTGGTTTCACGTATGGGGGTGATGTCGCTCCACGCGCCATTGACAGACACGTACAGCTTTCGGTTGGTGCCCACAAGGACATAGGGCACTCCAGTAAGGCTGGTCCATGTGAACACCTCACTGACCATGCCCACCAGATAGACTTCAGTACCCTCAAAGTTAATCCAGCCGCCTATTTTCTCAGGCAAGCCGTATCTGAACCGCACGTTATCGCAGTTCGTCCAGCCGCCCTCAGCACCGTATTCGGTGTTCTGCTTATCGATGCCGGGGGCTAGATTAAGTCGAAAGTACGCCATCTAAGCCCTTTACATCATTTTGGCAGGTCGTGTACCCTTGATTGCAACGCCAGCACCGCGCACTTTGCCGCCGCCCGCACCGCCTTTCTTCACTGCGCCACCAGCTGCGTAGCCTTTCTTAGCCATGCCGCCAGCTGCCATGCCTTTTTTAGTCATCCCGCCCGCTGCCATCATCTTCGCTTTCATCTTCACTCTCCGCATACAAGTTGTTAAAAGTAACTGCTGGGTCTAAATACGAATCGTCTTGCTCGGCGCAGTGTATCCACTGACTCGGTTTAAAGTCCGGTGCGCCTTCGCCTGTGACCCAGTAAGCTGGGCTTGTGACGCGGACTCGGTTGTTCGGTAAGGCTACAATATTACCCGTCCATTTACCAGCATCGGTCAGGATGAGGACATGGGTCTGCTTGTGCTGTGCAGGGTCTTCGGAGACCTCGCTCTCAGCGTAGTCAACCGTGAATAAGTACCTGCCTTTAAAGAACTCGTTGTTGATCTTGCACAACCACTGTGATGGTTTAGCCCGGTCAATGGAGATAATGCTGTGGTGGTAAGAGCTGCAATCCCACGGCTGCACAAAGTGCGTCTCCATCCGCTCAGGCCACTCTTCCAGCGGTATATCACCAACCAGCGCAGTGATCGGCATTCTTGCCCACATCGCCCCGCCATGTACATTCGGCTGGCTACCATCGTCCGCTTCGCACCCGGTAAAGATCAACTGGAACGACAGACACCTGTCAGGCATCGTCGTGACCGCCACCGCCAGCGCATGGATATACTCGCCGTGATAGTCTTGGTGGCCGTTGGTAAACTCTTTGCGTACCCAACACTTAAAGTACGGAATGTTGCTTATAAGATACATCTAGCCCCCAGATAAGAATAAAGCTCGCTCGGCTTCTCTGCGCCTAACCAGTCCGTTAAGGACTTTGCCGCCAGCCTTGTTCCACTTCAAGAACTCGTCTGCTGCGCCATCGTAGTCGCCACGATTGTACTTCATTCTTAGGGTAGATGACTGCAAGTTACCTAGCCCAACATTGAAAGCAAAGCTAACAACTGCGTCCAAGTGGCACTGATTATCAGCAGTAGCAGGACATAGTCGTAATACGCCATCCGAAAACCGTAGTAAATCCGCCTCAAGTAACGCGTCAATCTCATCATTGGCAAACACCCGGTTGTGCTCTGCGCGTAGTGGGTAGCCGGCTCTCTCGTTGTTCTTGAGCCGCGCTTGGTCTGGGTACAGAACACGGCCATACCCAATTGTCCACAGCGCAGCGGGGCACTTATAAGGGCTACTATGGCAGCCCTCGAAGGATTTGATCAACGGGATACCCGCTTCGGATACGCTCATTTCTTCTGGAAAGCCTGTGACCCAAACCAAAAGCTGATGATGGCAGCAAGAATCGCCATCTCGTCATCGCTGAACACCATCTCCATTGCTTGAGCAAAGGC